CTCAGCATTCATATTCTCAGCTTTAGATACTCGATACTTCCCAAGGCTTCGATCATAATCTTCACGAATATAAACTCCACCATTCTCGCTGAGTCTGAAGAAGTCTCCCTCTTTTACATCAGCAAGTGTTTTAAGTTCCCAAGTGTCTTGAGCATTAGTTTCAAATACAGGTTGTTGTACTCTCATAATTCATACCTCCAAGTATGTTTCTTGAACCCCAAAATAGGATTCTCATCAGTCTGTTAATTCAGAGACAGTTGGAGGACTGCCCTCAAGATTTCAATCCATGCTTCTTTAATCTCTCAGTTGTATCGAATCTCCCTATCTCACGATAGTAAGAACAACATGGTATTCCTCTTGAGTTTTATGAGTCTTGCTTCTTCACCTTGTCACTTGGTTTTACACTCTCTCACACTAGCTACTTTCACAGGCGTATTCAAAATGGACTTTCAATCTGAACCTCATCCAATCCTACTTCTAGAACCTTTACCTTTAATCCTTTAGAGAACCCCCTTGGGCGGTAGCTACCTTTTTGAGCCATGATCGTTTTGGGCTATGTACGAAGTATATATGACTGGTAGAAAATTGCATCATTTAAATCATCATCTAAGTCATCTTATTAGATAGCAGAATGTGGGCATTACGAAACTCCTCCTACTGGTAGATAATATTTCTCATGGATAAAGATAAATCTCAGGAAGAAAAACCTGATCTCAAACTGGTCAAAAAAGAACCTGATCTCACCATCAAGCAAAGAGCATTTGTAGATGGAATTGTTAAGGGCAAGTTGGGTAGCTTTAAAGAAGTCTATGCTGATGTCTATGATGTCACTCTAACGAAGCAAGGGAAGATACCTAAATGGGTAGAGGTCGAAGCTAGTAGGCTCATGGCTAACCCTAAGGTGTCACTAAGCATCACTAAGGGATTAGAGCGTAGAGAGGTCAATGCAGTAGCTTCCACTACTCGAACGAGAAGCTATGTTCTTGAACAGCTTATGAGAGAGTCTAAGGAAGCAGACAGTGACAGCACGAGAGTTAGGGCATTGGAATTGTTAGGCAAGACAGTGAACCTATTCAGCGACACCCTAGAGATCAAGGAGAGCAGAACCAGTGATGACATAGAGAGTGAGATTGAGCAGAAAATAGAACAGCTACTAATGGAGAACGATCAATCCCATTAAGTAGACCCCCCATAAAGAGAATGGATTCCCATATCTATGAATGACCCCCACCCCCCTTATATACTGGAGCATCTGACTATAATATATACATAGTGTTTTGCACATAATATGACCTAATTTCACATACCCCCCCTATTATATATTGCATTTTGCTATCTTTTTTTGCCATATACCCCTTTTTTCTAGGTAAAAACTGTTTTTTACACCCCCCCCATACTATATTTTCAAAATTAAGGGTTGATTTTTATGTGAAGCCATGCAATATTGTATAATCTGTAGATACATATACCTAGTATCCAGTGAATACCTAATGAGTGCCTACCTATATGTACCTATTAAGTTTTTTTATTTAAGAATCACTACCTATTAGGTATATACTAGATAGTAAGTATGGATAAAAGTGTACTAAGTAAAGTAAAGAACCTATCCTCTGATCAGAAGCAGGAACTTCTTTCCCTGTTAGAAGAACTAGAAAAAGCCAAAGGTAGAGAAAAGTGCCATGAGGACTTCATGACCTTTGTTGGGGAGATGTGGTCAGCCTTTATCCATGGTAGACACCATGAGATTATGGCGGATGCCTTCGAGAGAGTCGCTAGAGGCGATCTGAAGCGTTTAATTATCAATATGCCACCTCGACATACCAAGAGTGAGTTCGCTTCGTACTTGCTTCCTGCGTGGTTCTTAGGTAAATACCCAGATAAGAAGATCATTCAGACTGCCCATACTGCTGAATTAGCGGTTGGCTTTGGTAGAAAGGTTAGGAATTTAGTCAACAGTGCGGATTACAAAGCTGTATTCCCTAATGTGAGCTTACAGTCAGATTCAAAAGCAGCAGGTAGATGGAACACCAATCAGGGTGGAGACTACTTTGCGATTGGTGTAGGCGGTGCGGTAACTGGTAAAGGTGCTGATCTACTTATTATTGACGATCCCCATTCCGAGCAAGAGGGAGCTTCTGCAGACATCAATGTATTCAATCGTACCTATGAATGGTACACATCTGGTCCGAGACAGCGTTTACAACCGAATGGTTCTATCGTTGTGGTCATGACTAGATGGCACAATAAAGATTTAACAGGTCAAGTAGTCGATGCTAGTGTAAAGCGTGGCGGTGCTGACCAGTGGGAAGTCATAGAGCTTCCTGCCATTATGCCTTCTGGAAACCCTTTGTGGGCAGAGTTCTGGAAGATGGAAGAGTTACAGGCTTTGAAAGCCGAGCTACCCAACAGTAAATGGATGGCTCAATATCAACAAGACCCAACCTCTGAAGAGGGAGCTTTAGTTAAGCGTGAGTGGTGGCAAGTGTGGGAAGGCAGAGAACCGCCTGACTGTGAGTTTGTTATTCAATCATGGGATACAGCTTTTATGAAGAATCAAAGAGCTGACTATTCTGCGTGTACTACATGGGGAGTTTTCTATAAAGAAGATGACGATGGAATGATTTCCCCTTTTGTTATCATGCTAGATGCATACAAAGAACGATTAGAGTTTCCTGATCTCAAAAAGATGGCGTTTGAGAAATACAACGCATACAAGCCAGATGCCTTCATTGTAGAGGCTAAGGCTGCTGGTATGCCCTTAATATTTGAATTACGAGCTATGGGTATACCTGTACAAGAATACACTCCTAGCCGAGGTAACGATAAGATATCAAGAGTTAACGCAGTCTCTGATTTGTTTGCTTCAGGTGTTGTTTATGCTCCATCGACTAGATGGGCAGAAGAAGTCGTTGAAGAGTTTGCTGGATTTCCTAATATGGAACATGACGATTTAGTTGATAGCACTACGCAAGCTCTGTTAAGATTCAGACAAGGTGGTTTTATTCCATTATACTCAGACGAAGAAGATGAGCCTTTGGAACACAATCGTACCGCAAATTATTATTAATGAAAATTTATATAACTTCTTTTATACATAATGGTAATGAATATGCAGGACCAAACATTCATGCTGATTCATTTGATTCTGCTGATATCATAGCAAAAGAGCAAAATTTAACAGTATGTGGCGAACTTACAGAAATACTGCAAGATAATACAAATGAAGAGTTAAATGATAAAACATTACATTAGGAGATTTAATTGGCTATAGAAAGACAACCAGCTACACCTGTAGAAGGAACAATAGAGCAAGAGCCTCAAGATCAAGAGCTTACCATTGCTATAGAAAACCCAGACTCATTAGCCATCGAAACTGAAGATGGTGGCATGATCATTGACTTTGATCCTAATGCTAAAGAAATGGGCAATGTAGAGTTTGACTCTAATCTAGCAGAATTTATAGATGACGATGTTTTGCAAGAACTAGGTTCTAAACTTGTCGGTGACTACAATGGCGACAAAGACTCAAGATCAGAGTGGGAAGAAACCTATACTAAAGGCTTAGATCAGTTAGGACTTAAGATAGAAGAAAGAACTACACCTTGGTCAGGAGCTTGTGGTGTGTTTCATCCAATGCTCAGTGAAGCTGTTATACGCTTTCAATCCCAATCAATTACAGAAATGTTTCCTGCTGCTGGACCAGTAAGAACTAAAATAGTAGGAAAGATTACAGAAGAAAAAGAAAAACAATCGCAGAGAGTAGAAGATTACTTAAACTACTTGTTGACACATGAGATGTCAGAGTACAGAACTGAAACAGAAAAGATGTTATTTTCATTACCATTGGCAGGTTCTGCATTTAGAAAAGTTTATTTTGATCCTAGCTTAGATAGACCTAGCTCTATCTTTGTACCAGCAGAAGATGTTGTAGTGAACTATGGAGCAAGTGATTTAGAAACTTGTGAAAGAGCCACTCATGTAATGCGTAAATCATCTAACATTGTTAGAAAGATGCAAGTTAATGGGTTCTACAGAGACATTAAAATACCTGATGGTTCACAGAAAATGTCAGATATCAGTAAGAAGTATGACGAAATTACTGGTGAATCAGACACTTACAACTACGATCAAAGCCATACAATACTAGAAATGCAGGTAGATTTAGACCTAGAAGGGTTTGAAGATACTGATAGTTCAGGCAAACAAACAGGTATAGCTATACCTTATGTTGTCACCATTGATTTTCCAAGTGGCATTATTCTTAGCATACGCAGAAACTATTACGAAGATGACTCTGCAAAACTAAGAAGGATGCACTTTGTGCATTACCAATACCTACCAGGATTAGGTTTCTATGGGTTTGGTTTAATACACATGGTAGGAGGATTAGCCAAGTCAGCTACATCCATACTAAGACAATTAGTTGATGCAGGTACTTTAAGTAATTTACCTGGCGGTTTAAAAGCTAGAGGACTCAGGATCAAGGGAGATGATACTCCTATCATGCCTGGAGAATTTAGGGATGTTGATGTACCAGGTGGTGCTATTAGAGACAACATTACATTCTTACCATACAAAGAACCATCAGGAACTTTGTATAACTTATTACAGAACATTGTAGAAGAAGGCAGAAGGTTTGCCAGTATGTCAGACATGAAGATATCTGATATGAATAACCAAGCACCTGTTGGAACTACACTAGCATTGCTAGAAAGAAATCAAAAAGTTATGAGTGCTGTGCAATCTAGGCTTCATGCTTCAATGCGTAAAGAGTTTGATATATTAGTTGGTATTGTAAAAGACTTTACAGACCCATCTTATCCATATGAAACAGATGAAGGTGAAGATATTAAAGCAGAAGATTTTGATAACAGAGTAGATGTATTACCAGTATCTGATCCTAATGCAGCAACAATGGCTCAAAGAATTATGCAATATCAGGCTGCTATGCAGTTAGCTCAGTCATCTCCTGATATGTATAACTTACCTGAATTACACAGACAAATGCTTAATGTATTAGGCATTGAAGATGTAGAAGATATTATTCCAGATGTAGATGATGTTAAACCAGTTGATCCAGTCACTGCAGTACAAAACATTATTACTGGTAAACCAGTCAAAGCATTTATAGATCAAGATCATGAAGCACATATTGCTGTAGTTACATCAGCACAGCAAGACCCTGAAATACAACAGCTTGTAGGTCAAAGTCCAAGTGCTCCTTCTATACTTGCTGCAGGTTCAGCTTACATTAATGAGCATTTATCAATGCAATATAGAAAAGAAGTTGAAAGAGAGATGGGTGTTGAGCTTCCGTTTCTCTCTTCTCTTCCCTTTTTTCTCT